TACCTACAATATCTTCTCTGACAAACGTTCCTTTTATATTTTCAAGATGTAATTCATAAATTTCTACAACGCCCTCAAACAACCGTAAAACATTATTCACCACCGCGGTTGCTTTAGATGTTTGGCCGGTAATCTTAGTATTTTTAAAATCAAAAGGATTGCCTGATCCTAGTTGGCCAGGGATTACTTTTATGGTTCTATCTTTTCTCCATACTCCATCGGAAGGTTTTAGTACCGATTCGCTAGGATAGTAAAATTCCGCCTTAGAGTTAAACATTGCACGAAAAAGCAATTTATATGCTTCTTCTGTACCTTTAGTTTTATAAATGTCTCTAAAATGTTTAATAAACGTGCGTTTGTCTGTAACAATGTTTCGTGGAATATCATTGCCATAGTTTACAAAGAACTGTTCAATTAAATCATCGGACGTATAATCACTATCTCCATATTTTCTTGCATTTTGTAATACTTCTTGCGCACCTTTATCTTGTTCTAAAAATTTATAATACGCCTCTAAAAATTTTACAAATGTAGATGTTGAATCAGCTCTAACAAATTTTGCAATTTGATTAGATAGCGTAACAACTATCGCATTACTCACTTCAACTTGCGTAGTTGATAATACTTTAGTTACAAATACTGTATTTGTAATTGCTGGGTGTTGCAATCTATCACCAGCAATAATATCATTAGTATCTCCAACCGTAACAATTTTTGACGACGCAGTTGTTGATATTGGTTGTACGTTTATAACATCATATTCGCCTACCCGAATAAACTCGGGTATTTGTGCTGCAAATATTTTAGATAATTTTTCTCTTATTCTACTCATATTGAGATTACATTAACTGTAAGTCCTGGTAATCGATTTGAATCAATATTGGTGGAGCTATCATCTAATAAGATAATTTGATTTTTACTAACATTTACATCTAGATATTCATCTTGCACGGTTGCCGTAATTCTAATATCTGAAGTTTCTGTTGGGTATCCTAACAATTCTAAACTGTCTATTGACAATTCGCCGGTACCATAATTAATAGATCCATACGCAGTATTCAGTAAAGTGTCATTAATTGCATCAATAAGTTGTACTGTACCTGTACCAGTATTATTTGGTACAGAATCATTTGGAACGTCTTTAATTTTTGCAACCAAAGAATTCCCTTTATAATTTACTGCAAAACTTGTGCTTGTCAAACTTCCCGGGACTAATCCATTTTTAAAATTAATTGTATCGCCCAAAGTATAAATGTTTAATTTACTATTTAAAATGGGTGAAATTCTTCTTTGTAATTTTACAGTCATTAAATTACCAATGATATATTCATTTACATTATCAATATTTCTTGATAACTTTGAAAATACAAAATCTTTATCAAATTGTTGAAGATCAGTTGAAAAATAGTTTTGTATTTCGTTAACAACTAAATTTTTAATATTTGTCGAAGATAAGGAAGTTTTTCCGGCTTCATACTTTACGTTAACTGATAAATTTATATAAAAATAATCAGGATCAACAAATTCTGGCATTATAGATAAAACTTGTTTGTTTTGTAAAATAATATTTTTAATGTCCGCCTTTACCCCTTCGGTAATAGCATACCCCTCATATGGATTTAATGAAATTATAACTTTTCCATACATTGGAGGAACATTATCTTCCCCGCCCCAAACAGATACAGATTGAACCAATGGATAATTTTTTGATATAATTGCTTTATAATCGTCGCCTGTAACTGCTCTATTTGATGATGAAGAAAATTTAGGTGCTCTAAACTTAATACTATTTATATCTTCTCTTTCAAGGCCACCTCTTGAATTTGTGGCCGCAATTATTGTTCCAGAAACTGTTCCGCCGCCAATACTTGTTCCGCAAGTAAATTGTTGTGAAAGTGTGCCTGCAACATTGCCTATGGTTCCATTGGTTATGAGGTAATTTATAGTTATTAAATTATTTCTTGCCAATTTTTTACCAATAACTCCGTCACCAAAGTAAATTTGATATAATCCGGAAGGATTTTCTTCAATAAAAAATACTGTGGATTCGCCGTCTATATTTAAAGTATCTTCAGTTAATGTATATACAGTTTGTGTAGAATCCGACACAGAATTTTGAACTACAACTTGAATTGTTGTTGTGTCAACATTATCATTTGGAATAGTATATTTTTCTAAAGGTCCAGGGGTTTCAACACTATAAACATACTGTAGAGGAATGCCTTCAACAATCTCAATGTCTTCAAATGAATAAATTCCATTTACAGGTTGTATTGTTTTTGCATCCAAATTAACGAATGTTAGTGTAGACTCATTTACAAAAGTTGTAAATGGAGTAAATTTATCTAGAGTTAAAAAATTAGGAGAATTTGTTACGTCAGTTACTGTAAATGATATTGTAGCTCTTGCACCAATTGCTGATACCGGAGTATATCCCAAATGTTTTGCGATAGAAACAGCAGATGCACGTTTGACCGCAGAATCTAAAAACATATCATTTATAACCATACTTGCTAAATACGCATTGTAATGAGTATTATATGACAACACATCTAATAATATAGATAACCCAGATCCTTCAAAATCAAAATCTGTAAAGTAAGGCGCGCCATCAGTATCGGTATAATTTTTAAGGAAATCCTTTAAATTGGATTTTATAGTATCGAAATCTAATTCCGCTATTCTTAAATTTGCCATTATCTTACTCTACTAATTGTTGTTGTTACTGTTATTGGCAATGCAACATTACTAAGGACAAATGTTACTTCTATATCAAGTGCATTGTTATCGGAATTATCTAAAATTTGAACATCCAATATTGATGCTCTTGGTTCAAATTTTTCTATTGTATTTCTTATAGATCTTTCAATTGCAACAATTGTAGAAGGCATAAGATTTTCAAACATTAACGCACTTACCTGACTACCTATCTCTGGATGAAACGGTCTTTCGTAATTTTTTGTTAATATTAGATTTTGTATAGATGACTTTACCGCATCCGCGTTTTTTCTAGTAAGAATATCTTTAGAATAAGGATGGGGAGAGAACATCAGATTTATATCTGTGTATCTTCGTACGTTTCTAGTTGTAGTAGCCATTTTTAATATTTATTATAATTTTATTGCTAGATGATCGAAATAATAAATAACATCCTTTTATTTATACCAATTTTACGAAGGCATTTCTTCGACCCGGGGCGTCTGCACTATGATTTGCAAGCGTACCAATTGGCATCGGAGATTTTGCTCCATTTGATGCAGCTGCGACATGAATCCAAGCAATCGTTCCAGATGGTCTTGATGCATATTCTAGTAATACCTGTTTATATGGAACATTATTTTTAATCCATTCTGCAATACTATAGTAATCTGAGAATGAATGGGATTTAAACTGTAAATCTACTGCTTGCCCTAAATTGTGATCCGAATTAGATGGCCTTGATCTAAACCCGCTTGTTATTACCATATCTGGATATTGATCTTTAATTTTATCAAGCACATTAACTGAAAGATATTTTAAATTGCCAACGATTTGTGCAGCAGTTAATCCATTTTGAGCTTGTACCGCATATGAGGTTGCGGATGCTTTGGTTGACACATCTCCGAGGTAAATATATTTTGATAATTTTAATGAATCTGGGAAATTATTGTAATTCTCAAATTCAGAAGAATCAACTGTTATAGGTTTGCCCGTTGTTGCAGTATTTGTATCTGTTTCTGATCCGGAAAGAGATTTTATTGAAGAATTAACCTCACCTGACTCCAAACGCTTTTTAGCAAGATCCGCTGCTTCAGATTCCAAACTATCTCCAAGGAATATGCCCGCCGGGGCATCTGGTCTAGTTAAGTTGGATTTGCCAGAAACTGTTGCAACTGTTTTTTCCTCGGGCGGAGCATATACCGGTAATTTTGTAGTAGATATAGTAGCTGCGCCCATTTTTGTTTTAACAGTTACGGCATCTAATAATAATTCTAACCCACCTTTAATACTTGCAGTTGATGCTGCCCCAGACTGTAAAGCAATATCTTTGCTTGCCTTAGCTGCAAATGCACCCGATTTGGCATTCATAGTAATACTGCTACCCTGAATATTGACGGGCCCGTCACTTGTTAATTCTAAACTAGATTTTCCAGAAACTTTAATATCTTTAGCAACAACTTGAACAGTTTTTGCAGATTGTACTAAAGTTGATCCGTTGCTTGTTATATTCAAAGCACCATTTACTTCGATGTCTGCATTATTTTGTACTAAGATTTTTGTCGGTCCTCCTACTGTTAAATTGAGTGCACCTTTAACATATACATATCCATTATTATCGCATACCTCGTAACTGTCGCCAATTACTTTTTTAACCATTGTACCATTTATATCTATTTCAATATAAGTACCTTTTTTATGGTAAATATGAATTCTTTCAGCATTTGGACTTGAATCTAATTCAATAACGTGGCCCGCTTCAGTTTCAATTACTTGATTATAAGGATACCGTGCATTATAAGCTGTTGTAGGTTCGGACCAATTACTTCCGCCAGATGCGGTGGGTATATCTTTTTTACGGTAATATTCTTTTGTTTTAAAAGATTTGTGAGATGTATCTTCTGTCGCTAATTTATTTGTATCCGGCAACCCAGCATAATCAATTTTTGGATAAATTTTATTCGGATCGCTAAACCCTCTTTGTGAAGCAAATGCTGGATCGTTCAAAGGGCCTGCGGGATTTTGAGTGGGATTTGATGGGTGCGGCAACACCGAAGGAATGTCTAGATCAGTTGGTAATGTAGGTTCCGTATTTGCATTATCTAATTTTAATGGTTGCCCGTTACCATCATAAACCACAGCACCAAACGATGTGGTTACAACATTGCCTGCTTTAACTTCTTCATTTATTAGTAGTTTTTCAACGGTGGGGGTTTTATCCGGTTTTCCAGCAAAGGTTCCCATCATTACAGGTTGTTGTTTTTCTTCACCATCTAAAAACCAACCTACGACCCAAGTTCCTTCAACTGGTCCTAACGGAGAGACACCGACGCCTGAAGTACTTGCAGACGTAATTGGCATCATAGGAGTTGCCCACGGTAAATCGTTTGTAGGTAATATACTAATATCATCTGTGTGATATCCAAATATCCTAACTTTGCATCTACCTATTTTTTCAGGATCTTTTCTATCTTCAACAATCCCTACCCAAAAGTTAAAATTTTGATTTAAATATAAATTGTTCATAACATTATCTCGAAGAATTTCTTAGGTAATCTGTGGGGGATCCTGACAATGAATCCCGGACAACTTCCATTGTTATCATATGTTTTAAAAAATTAATTTTATGATGAATAGAAGTTATTAGATAATTCCCAGAATATCGTGAATCTAAATGCTCAGACGTTATATCTGATTCATCTACGGGCGACATATCTGGAAATTTAATTTCTATTAATCTGCCTGCTTCAACATCTGTCCTGCCGTATATTGAAATATTCAGCTTCAACGAATTAAGTTCAAGTAAGTTTGATAAACGATTACCATACAATTCTCCCATTCTATCGTTAAAATTATTTTCAATTCCCGTATGGATACTAGATGCCGACGGATATACTTTAGTGTGACTGTTTAAGTTTCTAACAATATTTTCCGGTTTAAATAATGGTATAGAATTTTTACCAGAAAGATGTTTATAGGAAGAAAAGTTACTAACGTGATCGTAGTCCGTAATTGTTCTTTGTTTTTTAAATATATCTAAAGATA